TATTTTACTACCAAAGCCTTTTGTCTTCATTGTAGGTGTAAGTAAATTAGCAAATAATTCTTTATCGTTCCATGAGAAATTATTATACTTCTTCTTTAAAAAAGTACAATTAAGGCCATTAGTCCCTTTAGCAGCGAAATATCCACAATGTTCACGTATATCATCAAAATCAAAACCACTATTTTCTTTAATTTCTTGATATAACTTATTAACATACTTTGTTTTAAATTTAGCTGTCATATCATCACCTGCATTTAATATACGCGTATCTAATAAATCTTCTTTTGAGCAAACTTTATGCAATGCTGTTGAAAGTGTACCATACGCAACTAATGTTGTCATTAAACTTGTAAACCCATGACCGGTTGATAGACCCTTTGTTACTTCATAAATAATACCTGATTCAGGCACAACGAATCTACGAAATATGACTGAAGATAAAATATATATGAATAATTTGTCAAGTTTCTCACAAGGATCAAAACAACATCTAATAAGTGCAATTGCAGTAACTGCATGCACTTCTTGAACACTACCGTCATGTTGTGTAATATCTGGATTTACGTTAATTTCATCTAAGTCACATGCCATTGTCTCTAAAAACTTTAAATAATTACGACCACCATTGATACGACCTCCATAATTAAAACCTTCATTACGTTTCTGAAGATTCTCATTAACTTGTTTAATTACAGATTGTGATATTAATGTTGGTATGTCCTCAGGATTATTGATACCACGAGTCTTGAATTGCTTGTCTACATCACCCACATTAACACGTTTCTCTCTACCACCGATTGAAGTTAATGATTTGTCAAATGTATAATCATTATCATTCATAATTTCTTCTGCATAATATTTAGCGGCTTCCTTAGTGTATTCTGTACTGATATTTCGTTTTGGTGAGACCATTCGACTAGTTAAATGTCCAGATTTTGCTTTTGGATTAATAGGTAATCCTATAATACTATCACTATTATATTTTCCTAATTTAGGTAGCACAAGATCAATATCTGCACGACTGAAATAACCATTAATTAGTTCAAAATAACTATACATACGACGTTCATTATCAGTACACATGTTAACAATATTACGCCTTGCATATCTCCAGTCACCACTGAATATTCGAGT